TAGTACCTACAGGAGTTACTCCCTATGAGAATGTCACTATCTTTAATTTAGAGCTGTATTGCTTTGATATTATACAGATGGATAGAGCTAACATCACTACTATCTTATCGGATACTCAGCAGATACTCCAGGATTTATACCTAGAGTTTACATTCTCAGATGACTATGACTTTGATATAGATGGACAGCCTACATTCATACCATTGAATAATGACCTACTAGACTATGCTGCAGGATGGCAGATGAATCTATCAGTAGTGATTCCATCATGGACCAACTGTCAGATTCCTGCTATATATACAGCCTATAGTCAGGCATTAGAGTGGGATAGTATACCTCCACAAAATACTATGACTTTCTTTTGTAATGGAGTACAGTGGGATGTTCAGACAACTATTCCAGCAGGAAGCATTACTAATTTTGTTGAAAATTGTAATCTTAATCTTCAAGGTAATTTTACTCAATACGGTACATACTTTGACAATGGAGATAACAGGGTAAGATTAGAGATGCCTTATCATGTGTATAATACTTTTTGTCCTAATGGAGAAGTGACTTTGGAAATAGAACAAATTTAATACTTAGTATAATATAGTTATATGCCTTACAATATTAAATATCCAATGCGTAGAAAGATGGCTACAGTACTTAGAAGAGTACTTAGAAATAATTTCTTAGTAGACACAGGTACTCTAGTAGATTCAGTAAGAATCAATGCAGAGATTAGTGATAGCTTTAATTTAAGGATACAAATAGTAGCAGCTTATTACTTTGGATTTCTAAATAATGGTACACAAACTATAGGAGCTTATAATCTACTTAGGCAATTTGATGCAGCATTAGATGAGGATGGAATCTATGCCGAGATTTGGGGAGGATATACTGAATATCTTACAACTAAATATCCTATCTTAGAAATAGATAACATACTAGAAAGAGGAGGAGATATACTATATTCATTCGAGCCTTTATTCGGAGAGTTTTATGGAGAGCTAGATTACTAGTCTAAAGTCTTTTTCATTCCTAAGATATTAAAGACTAACACTACAGGCATATTTAGGATATCATTGAACTTGCTTAGGTCATCATTGCATAGAGCCATGATAGTGGACTCCCAAGCAAATTTCTGCTTTTGATGTTCTCTCTTCTGCTCTTTTATCTCATCAGCATCCTCTAGCACCTCATCATCAGGTACCACATCTACTAGTAGATTAGTATAGGTATTAGTAAAGTTCTCCCTAAATTTAATATACTCAGGTATCAATCCATAAACATCAGTAATTGGATAGTCTAAGTACCAATCTAATCTATCTCTAGGACTATACTCATAAGGCTCAATGATGTCATCACCATAAACATTCTTAGATGTTCTCCTGTACAGCAATGCTAAGATATGGCAGAAGTGGTCTAGGTAGTTATTAGAGAAGTAATGCTCTAAGTCTATGAACTCACCTAGTGATAGCTTACTAAATGGCTTAAGTACATAATTATCTAGCTTATTCTTATACCTCCTAGATGGATCAGCCTGTATCCATTTAATCTGCTTAGTCAATTCACTTAGCTCATCTATATCTAGCTCCTCAAATTCAGAGATATTGCTATCTGTTAAAGCAGAAAGTACATCAATCTGATAGTTAAACATTCCATCCTCACTGCTCAGACTCCTGATCTCCAGGAACTGACTCACTGATATCTGATTCCAATGCTTTGGTAACTTGAGATTCTGCATGGTTAGTGATTTTGTAGGTTACAAAGGTAAGGTAAGGGATAGCTATATCTGCTTTGAGCTTGCTGAATAGTTTAGCTTTGTGTTTTAGATGTGCAGAATCATAATGCTCAGCATTGGATAGGTCAGTTCGTTTGAACATTAGAGCCATAATTTCAGAAATATATTCTTTATTATCTTTCTTAACTATCTTTTCAACAATCCTAGAATCTTTTACTGAGAGCTTCATCTCTGCTCTATAAGTATAGCCATCTATCTCTATCTCTTCAACAGCATCTTTCTTAGTATAGTTATCTTTATTAAACAACTTAACATTCTCTAAGAACAGCTCAAAGTCTATATCCATCTCCTCCTCAGTTATACCTAAGTATTCAAAGACTTTACAATGTTTCTCTAGGGTATCATACTCATCACTATTATGAATAGCAGATATCTTTTGGAATTGCTCTAGTGTTAATTCATCCATCTTAGATGGGATTTCTTTGCCGAATAATTTTATCATAATTTTAATTTTTGAACAAATATAAGAAAAATATAATATAGTTATGACAAAAGATATCCCAATTTATAAAATAACTATTGATCCTGAGTATTCAGATGGTGAAGAGTTAGGGATTGAGCAGATAGCTTTCACCTCAACTCCTGCTATTATTACTAAAGGAATGGCATTTGATGAACACAAAAAATTGTTTTTCTCAGATGACTTGAAGTATAGAGTAGTAGCTCCTGCCATGATACCTATGGAGATATATAGGAATGATGAGAATGATGAAGAGTATTACGTACAGTTCTCAGCTGAGACGATTGAGCAGATTCATTCTAAGTTTATGCAAGACCTATCTAATAGGAATGTATTTAACCTAGAGCATGATACTGATAAGACAGTGCCTGCTTATGTACTTGAGGCATGGATAGTAGAAGATCCTAAGAAAGACAAAGCCTACTCTAGCTATGGTATTGAAGTACCTAAAGGCACATTAATGGTAACAGCTCAGGTAACTGATAAAGATTACTATAATGAGCTAGTAAAGAATGAGCAGATAGGTTTCTCTATTGAGGGATTCTTAGGCTTAAAACTAAGTAATCAAATAAATAAATATAGTATGAATAAATTACCAGATGGAGAACATCTAATTGATGGTAAGATCTATGTCGTAGTAGACGGTGAGATTATCGAGATTAAAGATGCACCTGTTGTTGAAGAAGAAGCAATGACAGAAGAGATTGCACTAGAAGATACAGTAGTAGAAGAGGAAGTAATAGAGGAGACACCTGCCACAGAAGAGATGGCTATTGATCCTGCTGCTGATGCTGAAGCTATACTAGCTATAGTTCAACCTGTAATTGATGAGCAAATCAATGCTATTATAGCAATGATAGCTGATTTAAGAAATCATATGGAGGAAGTAATGTCTGAAGGTGAGGAAGTAGTGGAAGTAGAAGCTACTAAATTATCACAGCATGATAAATTCAGCATGGTAAGTAAATTTTTAAATAATAATAACTAAATAAAAAACAAAAAAAATGAGTAGAAAATTAAAATTTGACTTGGACATTGATGCATCTGCATTATTACAAGCTAACAGCGAAGCATTCTATAGCCGAGCTTATTTGAATGAGGAAGTAGTAGATAACTATCGTACACTACCAGGTGTTAAATTTAAGACTAAGATTTCTAATGTGGTCTTTGGACAAGTTTTACAAGCAGAGAATTGCGGATGGAACGCTTCAACTGATGAGCTTGCATCTGTAGAGATTGATGTATGTGGATTATCAGCAATGGCAGAGATTTGTCAATTTGATTTAGAGCAGTCTTTTGTATCATTACAAATGACTAAAGGATCTAATGGTGATTTCACTGTTGCATCTTTTATGGATTACTATTGGAATGAGATGTCTAAGACAATCGCTGAGAACATTGAGAAATTACGTTGGTCAGGTGATACTGCATCAGGTACTGCTGCTCTTGCTTTATGTGATGGATATAAGAAGTCACTAGTAGCTGATGCTGCTAATGTAATTGAAGTAGGTGGAGCTACACCTCCAGCTGTTAATGCAGGAAATGTACTTGCTACATTGGCTACAGTTTATGCTGCTATCCCTCCTGCTGTAATTGCTAATCAAGAGGAGTTAAGAATCTATGTATCTTCTCCTGTAGCTACTGCTTATCGTGCTGCTGTTGCTGCATCTAACACTCAAGCTAACTTGACTCAAGCATTAGATTTTACTTATCTTGGAATAAAGATGGTACTTTGCCCGGGGATGCTTAGTAAGTCTACTATCGTAGCTTCACCTAGAAATAATTTTCTTTATGCATTTGATGCTGAAGGTGATGGGAAAGCATTACGAGCTATCAATTTAGCTGATACTGTTGCTACACCTGTTATCAGAACTCGTGCAAACATGAAAGTAGGATTTACTCACGTTAATGGTAATGAGATTGTATTCTACAACTCTGCATCTTAATTAACTAATTTATAAATCTAAGGGAGTGCAAGCTCCCTTTACTTAAAACTTATATTATGCCTTTAGGATGCGATGCCTTAGAAACGATAACAAAATCCTGTGACAACAACATAGGAGGAATTAGAAAAATATGGTTAAATGATCAAGAGAATATCACTACTAGCCCTGTTGTTGCAGTAGATGGGGAGGTAATTACATTAGTTGTATCTGTAGATTATACTGAATTTGAGATTAACAGAAACACAGGTAATTACACTGAGGATACTGCAGTTGATCTAATCAATGGATCTTCATTTGTAACTCAGACTATTACTTTAATGTTCAATAGAAGAGACAAAGATAAGTCAGAAGCTATCAATATACTAGCATCAGGTCAGAGATACCTAACTGCAATAGTATTAGATGCAAATGACAAGTATTGGTTCTTTCAAGACCTACAATTAACTGCAACAGGGGAGGGATCAGGTACAGCTCGTGCGGATGGTTCTAAGTACAGTGTTACACTTTTAGCGGAAGCAGACCATTTGGCGTGGGAAATTACTTCAGGTGCTGTAGCATCAGTTATTCCATAACCTTAACACCCTAATAATTAAAGCTCTAGTAATACTAGGGCTTTTTTTTTAAACATTTTTTGACCTTAGTATAATATAGTTATATGATATACATTAAAAAAGATGAGGTCAATCAGATAATCCTTACACTCACTGAGGTAAGTACACTGCCGAATCCTTATTATTTGTTTGTCTTTCAGAATGAAATGGACAAACTTTCTGCACCTATTACATTCTACACTCCTGATAGCTCAGCTTATCCTGAAAGATTTAATCAGTTTTTATTGGATGAGCCTGTAGATTTGGAACTAATCAAAGGACAATATACATATAGCATCTATGAGTCATATATCACACCTCCAACTATTGCTAACTCTACAGGAGTAGTGATTGAAGAGGGTAGGATGGTAGTGAGTGGACCAATAGTATCATCAATTTATGAGTAATTATGGCATTAAAAGACTTTTTTAAAACAGTAAAGCATGAAATAGTAGAGGGATATCAATCATTCTCTACTCCATTCCTTAAAGTAGGAGGTGCTAACTTAACTCTACCCTATGTTAATGGTAGGAATCAGACTAATGGATATATTCCATTTGGGCAAGATAACCTATTCCCTGAGCTACTCAATCAAATATTTTACAGCAGTCCACTGCATGGCTCTATTGTAGGGTATAAAGTGAATGCAGCTGTAGGAGGTGGATTTAATATAGTAGCTGATAGACTTACTCCACAGGATAAGCTAGAGCTATATACACTAGAGAGAAAATTAAACATAAAAAAGGTAGTTCCTGCAGTAACTCAGCAACTAATACTGCACAATAGAGTTTATTTCAAGCTATGTTTTGATGATAAGATGAAGCTCACAAAGATAGTCAATCTATCCCCTGAGAAACTTAGAATAAACTTAGATAGAAAAAGATACTATATCTGTGATGATTGGTCTAGTAGGATTGGAGTACAGGAGATAAGGAGATACACCCCTACCTCTAGAGATTACGAGCAACTATTCGTGTATGAGGTAGATAGCATAGGTCAGGATTTCTATCCATTACCTTCTTATACCTCTTCTTTAAATTATGCATTTTTGAGTGGCGAGCTTTCATACTTTGCTAAAAGTAATATTCAAAATTCAGTATTTCCTAGCTTTGCTATGATGTTTCCTAAAAGACCTCAGTCTGAGGAGGAGAAGAACATGATAAGAAATACCATTGATCGATTGAAAGGTGCTGCCAATGCAGGTAAAGCTGTGGCATTCTTTGCTAATAGTCAGGACCAACTACCAAAGATAGAGTCACTACCTACCAATGGTAATGATAGTCTATTTCAAGAGGCATCACAGCTTAATACTGAGCAGATATGTTTCTCTCACACCATTGATCCTATACTTATGGGAATCCGTACTACAGGCTCACTAGGTAATGGCTCAGATATTAAGCAGGCTTATATCATATTTGAGAAAAATGTAGTAATGCCATTGAGAGATATGGTAGCTGACATCTTTAATGAGCTACTATTTATAGCTAAGATAGATGCAGATTTCACTATCAATAACTATCAGATAATTAATGAGGCTATTGTAGAATTAGAGGGAGATACATCTAAGATTAATGATGCACTTAATACCTTATCACCATTGGTAGCTACTAAAGTACTTGAGACTATGACTGAGAATGAGATTAGAGCCTTAGCATCTTTACCTCCTGTACCTGGAGGAGATAAAAGCAAAACACAAATTGCACAAACACCTATAATATAATGCTATACTTTATAACAGAAACATATCTAAAGAATAACACACCCATCACAGCTAATGTAGATGTAAACAATGTTACTCCTTACTTAGCTACTCAAGCTCAGCTAAGAATTATGCCTATCTTAGGTACTACATTCTATAATGACTTACTAACTAAGTACAATGCTCAGACTTTAGATCCGGATGAAGAGACTCTAGTTACATTCATACAGCCTATTATAGCATGGAGAGCAGCAGAGGATGCTGTATTTGGTCTATCATTACAGCTAAAGAACAAAGGTCTACAGACTCAATTCGGAGATAACAGCTCATCTGTAGATAGAGGTACTATAGCATTCAGTATGGAACACTATGCACAAAAGGCTGCATTCTTTGAGCAGAGATTAATAAGATACCTACTTAAAAATAGAGCTTTGTATCCAATATTCACCGGTACAACTAACCGAGATACTGACCTTAGACCTATGATTGATGGCTGTAGCTGTTTATCTAATGGCTTACTAGAATGTACAGGATTGTGTGGTAACAATAGCAATGGGTACAATAATTCAATCTTAATAATATGAAGCACTCAGGAGTATTATCAATTATAGTATTTACTGCAGGATACTTAACAGGCATAGCATTACTATTTGAGCCTGCTCTATATCTTAAATTTGCAGGATGCCTGTTGATTTCTTACTTTACTTTTTTATTAGTATCAGACATTGAAGATAGACTAGAACAATGAAAGCACAATTATCACTATTACTAATATCAATACAATCACAACTTTTGACACTTATATCTATATGCTTTGCATTCTTTTTACCAATAAGTGGCATCCTGCTGATGATAGGAGTATTAATATGTATTGATACTATCACAGGCATTTGGAAAGCTAAGAAGATAGGAGATAAAATTACTAGCAGAAAGCTCTCAGCTATCATAAGCAAGTTAGCACTTTATGAAGTTACTGTGATTATGTTCTTTTTGATAGATAGATTTATACTTAATGATATCATCCTCACTTTTTTCAGTGTACCATTTATGTTGACAAAGGTAGTTGCACTAGTCTTATCCAGCATCGAGGTGATGTCAATCAATGAGTCATACAAGCAAGTTAAGAACATTGACCTATGGTCAGCACTAAAGAATTTGCTAGCTAGAAGTGCTGAAATAAAGAATGATATAAATAAGATTAAATGACTAGATGGGAATTAACATCTAAATATGGTACTGCTAATGTAACAGGAGCAGGTTACTTAGTAAAGATTAAGCTACCATATCCAATGAGAATAGCTTGGGACTTAGACAGCACTGTTAATTCTATGATGTGCCATAAGTTAGTAGCTGATAATTTTACAGCTGTATTCAATGAGCTTCTAGCTACCTATGGCTATGATAAGATTAAGGAGTTAGGGATTGATTTATTTGGTGGCTGTTTCAACTACAGAAAAATGAGGGGTGGTACAGCACTATCCATGCACTCATGGGGAATAGCCATTGATCTAGATCCTGCTAGAAACTTACTTAAGGAGTCATCTAAGACTGCTAGATTTGCAAGACCTGAATACAAGCCAATGATAGATATATTCTATAAGCATGGATTTATATCTTTGGGTAGAGAAAAGAACTATGATTGGATGCACTTTGAAATAAAAGAATGATGAGATACTTAGCTATAATACTACTGCTCAGCAGCTGCTCTGCACAATACCACCTTAATAAAGCAATTAAGAAAGGATATACCTGTGAAGAGACAGGAGATACTATCAGAATCACAACTTTAGATTCTATACCTGTTATCATTCATGATAGCATAGTGTGGGAGAAGTTTATAACTACTAAGGATACCATTATAAAGTATAACACAGTCTATGTGCCTAAGACAAAAATAGAATTGAAACGAGAGTTTAAACTTAAGATAAAAACTATCTACAAAGATCGTATTGTAGAAAAAGCACAGGCTAAAGCTACAAGACCTAAGACTAGAGGCAATCTTAACCTGTTATTTGTAGGGGTAGGCATAGGCTTACTGCTATCATATCTCTTTAAATTTGCGAGGGAGAAATATTTATGGTAAGAAAAAGATTATTCTTTGACATTGAAACGAGCTTTAACGTGGCTGTCTGTTGGAGGGCAGGATATAACCTCACTATTAATCCAGGTGACATCATTCATGAGAGAGCTATTATCTGCATCTGCTACAAATGGGAGTCAGGGGATGATGTACAGTTCCTAACTTGGGATAAAAAGCAATCTGATAAGGCAATGATTAAAGCATTCCTCAAAGTTATGGCTCAAGCTACAGAAATTGTGGCTCATAATGGAGATAGATTTGACCTCAAATGGTTGCGTACAAGAGCTTTATTACATGGTCTTGATGTTATGCCTTCACCTAAGACTATAGACACTCTTAAATGGGCTAGAAAGTACTTTAATTTTAACTCAAACAAATTAGATTACATAGCTAAGTATTTAGGAGTAGGTCAAAAGATGGATACAGGAGGACTTGACCTGTGGAAAGATATAGTATTTAAGAAAGATCAGAAGGCAATGGATAAGATGGTAGAGTATTGCAAAATGGATGTTACTGTACTTGAAGCTGTATTTAATAAGCTCAATTCTTATGCAGCTCCATCTACTCACTATGCTGTAATGGGGGGAGATGAAAAGTTCTGCTGTCCTGAATGTACAAATTACAATGTAAGGTATAATAAACAGGTAGTGACTGCAGGAGGTACCATCCATCATTGGATGAGGTGTAATGATTGCAAAAAGTATTATAAAATAAATAATAAAACTTACACAGAATTTTTAAAATTCAAATATAAATACTAAATTTGCTATTCATAGTTAGTTTTAAAAGGCGGTTGTTGAAAGATAACCGCTTTTTTTTATGCTTAAAACTTAATATTAGTATAGAATCCAATTATTATTGTTAATAAGTATCCTTAAATTGTTCATAACTATTGTTAGTAAGTAGGTATTTATTGTTAAAATAGTATGTATATTTGCATATAATTAATAACAAACAAAAACAAATACTATGAAAACAGAATTTAACAAAGTAATTGATTTCTTGGAAACACAACAACAAGAAGACAAACTAAACACGAACCAACTGCATTTAATCATCCAGACTTTAGCAACATTTTTAGACGATGAGCAATTGCAGGAAGTAGAAAATTTATTTAACCAATTTAAAAAATAAGACTATGAAAAATTTAATTGATTACTTTACACCAACAACCGAAGAACACAAATCGTTTTTAAGGCACTTTTTAAGCACTCTAATGGCTTTTATATTGTTCGGTGGTATTTTCTATTGTTTAATGTATTTAAAAGCGCTGTAAGATGGAAAATAGAATTTTAGAATTTTGGAACAAAGGTTGGGAATTAACCTATGAATTTACAGGTTGGACTTATTCAATAGCAGGAACTTGGGAATTTAACGATTACGATGAAGTTAGTGAATATGCGTTTATTGAACTTGACGTTGAAGTTAGCGAAAAGTGGTTAACAGAAACAGACGACAATTTACAACCGCACGTTCTTGGGGTTCGTATTTTAGAAGATTTACGTTTAGAAATGCAGGAAGCAATAAACAGCGACCTTCAGCATTATAACTTTTGGGAATGGAAAACAAGCAACGATGAAAGTAACTATAATTTTTACCACGAGTTATGACAAGCGGAACTATATACGACCAATTAGATTGGTGGCAACGACAATGGAGAGGAACATTTAATTTAGGGTTATACCTTGAAATATGTAGAATTAAAAAAAACGAACAAATAAAATTTAAACCTATGAAACGATTTAAAGCAACATTTAAAACTTGGGCGTATGTTGGCGCACCTGTTAAGTTAGAAACACGAATAGTTGAAGCTTACGACTTCCAGCACGTTAAAAACTTAATACAGAAAAACGATGACATTATAATTGAAATTAAACAAATAGAAAAATGATAGAACTAATAAAAGAAATAATAGAACAAGACGGACTTGCACAGAAAAACCGAAAACGTGAAATAATACACAAAAGAATTTATTTATTTCAAGCGCTTAGAAAAAATGGCCATACTTTAGAAAAAATAGGGGACTTATTTAATATGCACCACGCTTCAATTTTGCACGGTTTAAAAACTTACCAAAATTTAATTGACACCAAAGACAAACAATTAAAAATTGACACTGAGTACTATGAGCTTTTATTAAAAAACAATAAGCCAAATATAGATTTATTAAGTGAAATTAGAGAAGCTAAAAATTTAAATGACCTACGTATTATTCAACAAAGGCTAATAAATGAACTTTATTAAATAATTTTATTTATATTTGCATATATTACTAACTTAAAAAAATTAAACTATGAACATTTTAGAAAAAGCGAATGAAATAATAAACATCCGCTCCGAAGAAAAAGAAAGACAGTATGGTCCAATGAGTTGGACTAATGAACAAGCAGCACAAATTGCATCGCTACTTTTAAGAAAAGAAGTTACCTGTATTGATATTTATTATTTTCAAATTGCTCTTAAATTAGCAAGAGAAAGTTGGTCTCATAAAGAGGATAATTTATTGGACTTAGTAGCTTATATTGGGGGCTACAATAATTACATGGAAGGAGTTAAAAACGAAGTAAACGACGTTGTCTATGAAAACAAATAATGCTATAAATAATGCAATTCGGGTTTTACTAAATAGTAAAAATAAAAAAACAACCCATAAATGGCAATCCTTACCTTTAGACACCAAAATAACGGAAGTAAATAATTTATTTATGAAAATGGAAATGTGTAAAAATATAGATAACTTGTCAAAACAAACTTTAGCAGATTTACCTTGGAGCGAAGATCATTTTATAGAAAGAATCTCAGGTAACAGCAATCCTGGAAATGAATATAAAAATTGGCCTTATTATAGAAAAGATCTTGATGACGATCGTTTTAGATCTGATAGTAAATTTAGTCACACATATCAAGAACGTTTTTGGCCAAACAAAAAAGAAGGAAATAGGTTTAAAATGGGAGATTGGTTGGATATTAAAAATAGATTAAAAAATGATCTTACAACACGTCAAGCATTTTTATCTATTTGGCACCCGGAAGATCAATCAAATAATAACGTTAGATTACCATGCACTATTGGTTATTGGTTTTACGTAAACAATAATAAACTAGACGTAACATATTTAATTCGGTCATGCGATGCGCGTAGACATTTTAGAAATGACATTTATATGGCTCAAAGATTGGCAATGGAAATGTTACAAAGCTTAGAAAATACAGAAATTGAACTTGGAGAACTTTCAGTCTGGATTGGTAGTTTCCACTGCTTTATATCAGATATTTATTCACTTAAAAAAATACTAGAAAAATGTGCGGCTTTACAATAACAAAAAAACCTATTGAAAATAAAATTAAGCACAGAGGTTTGTCTAATCTTACTTTAGAATTTAATGATTGGATAACATCTTTTGACTCTTTGCCTTTGTCTAGTAATAAAACCGGTTTAATTCAACCAATAGAATGCAACGGTAAGCTTTTAGTTTTTAATGGCGAGATTTTTAATCATCAAGAATTAATGCCATCTAGTCAATCTGATTTGCATTATTTAAAAACTCAATTTATTAAATTAAAAACGGATCCTTTGTCCTTATATAAAGAGTCAGTTAAATGGGACGGTTTTTGGTCTATTTCTATTATTTGTAAAAATGGCGATGTGTTTTCTTTTACAGATCCATTAGGAAAAAAACAATTGTATTATAATAATATAGGTATTTCATCTGAAATAAAAGGGATATTACAAACCTATGAATATAACAGCTATTCTGAAAAACACTTTGGGACTTTAAATACTAATTTTACTACAGTCCATCGTTATTTACCTGGAAAGTTTTATCTTTATGAAAAAAATAATACTAGACCTTTTCTTTTAATGTCGCTTAATTATTTAAAAATGGAAAGCAAATTAGATTTATATTCTTTAATTGACCTATCCGTTAAAAGAAGATTGCAAAATAAAATAGATGGAGTTTCTTTATTATTAAGCTCCGGTTTGGACTCGAATATTGTTTTGCATCATGTTTTAAAACACGCTAAGGAAATAGATTTAATTTCAATTGAAAACGAAGAAGCACAGGGAGTAGAAAAAATATGTAAAGAGTATGGACTAGCTTGTAATTTTATATCTGACAAGTTTACTCCAACGGAATTAAATAATGCTATTTATTTTTATGAATACTCTTTAGATTATGGAAGTTTAATGCCCCAGTATTTACTTTTTAAAAATGCTAAAAATTCAATTGTTTTAACAGGAGATGGCGCTGATGAATTATTTGGCGGATATAACAGAGCAAAAGAAAACGACACTTGGGAATATGATGTTTTTCAAGAATTACCATTTTATCATAATATAAGACTTGATCGAATGAGTATGGCATTTACAAAAGAAGCTAGATCTCCATTAATGAGTATGGACTTACTTCGATATTCAAATTCCTTGCAAAGGACAGATAGGATTAATAAAAAAATCCTAAAGGATACTTATAAAAACATATTGCCAGAATATATCTTAAAAGGGGAAAAAAAACCTCTTAGGTATTTAAACGATAAACCTTTTAATATAAATTTAATTAATACTAAACATAAAGAAATATGGCAATGTCAGAAAAAAAAATAAGCCAACTTATTGCAAAAAACCCCCATTGTCTTACATCTTTTGAAATATCGGGAAATGACAGGGCTAAAGCAATTGAACTGCTAGAAAAATTAAAAGAAAGAGAATTACTAATGATTAATAAAAAAAAAAATGAAACTAACAAATGAATTTACGCCTATTCGAGAATGGGCAAAAGAAAAAGGAATTTTATCCAAAGGGGATATTAAAACGCAATACGTAAAACTCCAAGAAGAGGCAGGGGAACTTGCCAAAGCTATTATAAATAATGACAATGAAGAAATAATTGACGCCATTGGAGATTGTGTTGTTGTTTTAACTTCGATAGCTTATTTTAACGGAACAAGTATTGAAGATTGCATAAATTCAGCTTATGAGGTTATAGCAAAAAGAAAAGGCGAAATGATTAATGGAACTTTTATTAAAGAAAACTCATGAGAACTTATTTAGCGAAAATAAAAATACCTAATGAAATTGCAAACAATTCTACAGGTGACATTGGAGAAAAAATATTCGAATTATGGTTTACATTAAACTATCAGGGAGAACAATTGTTTAAACAAAAAGCAGACAGGGACTTTGAAAAAATTGATTTTGCAGACGAAAAAGGTTACACCTACCAAGTTAAATGTACGAAGCATAAAACTTATACATTTAATTGTTGTTTAGAAGCTCTTAGCGAGCATTTAAAAGCAGAAGTTTATGTTTTCATTCAAATAATAGAAAACTACGCTTATATTGAATATTTACACGGTAAGGAATATGTCTTAAATTATGCTAAATTTTCTTTTAAAAGCCCGGAACAATGTTACGTATATTCTGCTAACTTAAACCAATACAAACTTGAACTATGAGTGGTTGGATAAAATTGCATAGAAAAATTACAGATTGGGAATGGTTCGAGGATAAAAATACTTTTATTGTTTTTATTACTTTGCTTTTAATGGCAAATCATAAAGAGAAAAAGTATAAAGGTATAGTTATAAAAGTTGGAACGGTTGTAACTGGAAGAGATATTTTAGCAAAACAAACTAAGCTTTCTGTTCAACAAATAAGGACAGCTTTAAGTAAGTTAAAACTAACCAACGAAATAACCATTGAAACTAGTTCGCAAGGTACTGTTATTCAAATAGTTAACTATAAAAAATATCAACTACTAACCAACGAAATAACCGAAGAACAACCGATGATTAACCAGCAACTAACCACTAACAATAATGTAAAGAAAGAAAATAAGAATATATATAGGAGTTTTGGCCATTTATTTATAACAGAAGAGGAGGTAAAAAAGTTGCTAGAAAACTATAATATTAATTTAATAGACAATATTTTAAATGACATTGAAAATTACAAAGGAAATACTAAATATAAAAGTTTATATTTAACGGCTGTAAAATGGCTACAGAAAAACCAACCAACATTGGAAGGTATTTCACCTGAAGAAATAAAAGCTAGGAAGCATGGGTTTATTAAATAAAGGGTCAGCGATGGAATACCTACTTAACTACAGGGATGGTAAGATAAAACATGGACTAGAACTTGGAAATGGACTTGATGAGTTTATAAAGTTTAAAAGAAAGCAGGTAAACATAATTCTAGGACACGACAACGTTGGTAAAACTTATTGGATAAATTGGTATTTTTTAGCTTTAGCTTTAAAGCACAAATTAAAGTTTATAATATGGAGCGGTGAAAACCAACACGGTCAAATTCTTAGAGACTTAGTGCAAATGTATTCTGGGGTGGATTTTAAAAGTTTATCGCACGAAGAAATTGTAAAGCATTCAACTTACTTAGAGCAATTTTTTACCTTTATAAGCAACGAAAGACTTTACAAACACGATGAATTATTTAAGATCTTTGAAGAAAGTGAAGCTGATGTAGCGCTTATTGATCCCTTTACTGGTCTGGACCGTAGTATGACTTATGAAGGTAACTACCAATTTATGAATGCTGCAAGACAATTTGTAAACAGAACGGGAATGACAATTTACATAAACACTCATCCAAATACAGAAAGTGGTAGGAGTTCAAATATTTATGTAGAGGGTGACTTTAAAGGACATTTAAAAGCGCCGCTAAAAGACCATATTGAAGGTGGCAAAGCATTTACTAATCGTTGTGACGATATGATAGTAATTCATAGGCTAATAAAACATGATATAATGAAATATGTAACTTGGGTAAGTACTGAAAAAATAAAAGACATAGACACTGGTGGAAAGCATACCGGATTAAACGATCCTGTTTATTGCGAATATAATTATGGACTTGGTTTTACTATTTACGGAAACGATGTCTTAAAAAACTACAGGCCTAAATATGAGGATAAATTAAAAACACTTTTTTAAAATGGAACTTGAATTACTTAGTAGCAGAATTAATCTTAATCACACTTGTTTAAAATTAAAGGTAAGCATTGAAGACATAAAAAACAAACATCCAAATAGAACGGATTTAATAAGTTCTATGCAACAGTCTTTAATAGAAATTACACAAGCAATGGCTGTTTATCAAACTTTAGAAAAAGAATTTAGGGCAACAAGACAAATTAATTTTGATCTTCAGCATTTAAATTTAGAGTTAAAGCAGGATGTAAAAAACTTAAAAAAAATAATAGAGTATAACAATGCCGAACTTTGAAAACACGGACTAAAAAATGTTTTAACTGCAAAGAAGAATTTGCACCGTTTAGCACACTACAAAAGTTTTGTTTAAAAAACGAATGTATAAAAGCAATGGTTGAAGCGCAAAAGTTAAAGGAATGGAACAAGAAGAAAAAAAAATTAGTTGAAGACTTAAAAACTGCAAACGATTATTTAAAAATAGCGCAACAGGTGTTTAATAAATTTATTCGTGTTCGTGATGCTGGACTTAATTGCATATCGTGTAACAAACCTTGTAAAAAAGAAAACGCCGGGCATTACTACTCACAAGGCGGACATTCAGCAGTAAGGTTTAACGAAGACAACGTACACTTGCAATGCGAAGCTTGTAACACTTATTTAAGCGGTAACTTACTTAACTATCAAATAGGCATAGAAAAACGCATTGGGGCTGAAAGATTAATGAAATTACAAGCAATTGCACACGATACAAAGAAGTGGACAAAGGAAGAACTAAAAGAATTAATAGAATTTTATAAAAAAAAAATTAAAAAATAGTTATTTATTAAATGATTATTTGTATATTTGCATATATTACTAACTTAAATTTATTAACTATGAAACATTTATTTAAAGCATTGGCAGACTTTCAACAGGAAGTTCCTGTTATTCATCGATCAACACAGGGCTATGGCTATACCTACGCAGACTTGCCTAGAATTTTTGAAATAATTAACCCACTATTAAAAAAGCATGGATTAGGATTTACTCAATTAATTAACGGCACACAAATAGCAACATGTTTATTTCATATAGAAAGTGGTGAAAGTATTGAAAGCAAAATTGATATTCCACAGGGGGTAATTTTAAAAGGAATGAATGAGTTCCAAGTATTAGGAAGTGCAATTACTTACTTGCGTCGTTATTCTTTAAGTAGTATGCTCGGTTTAGTCACAGACAAAGATACTGACGCTTCTGGAGAACAAATAAAAGTTGAGTCAAAAAAACCATTAATAGACAATAAAAGATTTGAAGAGGCGCTTGTAGCTATACAAAATGGCAAGTATACAGTAAATCAACTTAAAGCAGGATTTGAATTAACTGAAGTACAAACTAAATCTTTATTATTATGTTAAAAGTAAGATGCTCAGCTCTAGGGACTATAATGACCAACCCCCGTTCTAAAACAGAAACGTTGAGTCAAACAGCTAAAACTTACGTTAAGGAAATGGTTTTGGAACATAAATATGGAATTAAAAAAGAATTTACCTCCAAATACACTGACAAAGGTTTACAATGTGAAGACGAAGCCATAGCTTTAGTAAATGATGTTTTGGGATTAGGTTTTATTTTTAAGAACGAGGAACACTTTAACAACGAATGGATAACAGGAACGCCCGATGTAAACACTAATGATATTTTACTTGATGTAAAATGTAGTTATGAAGCGCATACGTTTCCATTTTTTGAGGATGAAATACCAAACAAAGGTTACTACTATCAATTAATGGGTTACATGTGGTTAACAGGTAAAACGGAGTCTTTATTGTGTTATTGTTTAGTTAATACCCCTTTAGAAATAGTTGAAGACGAAGTAAGACGGGAGCATTGGAAGCACTTTAAAATTGACGAAGACTTGGAAATACGTGAATTTGTAGAAAAAAAACATAACTTTGACCATATACCGGAAACAAGTAAAGTAAAAGTATTTAAAATAGAACGCGATGAAACTGTAATTTGGGAAATACAAAACAAAGTAGAGGAGGCAAGAATTTATTTCAATAGCTTAATAGAAACAATATGAAAGCAATACTTGAATTTAATTTACCTGAAGAAAAAGACGAATACGACTTTGCAAACAATGGCTTATACTATTATTTGGCGCTATTTGAGTTTGACCAATGGTTAAGAAGTGAATACAAATACAACGGCAACGAAGCAATGTTTGAAGTAAGGGAAAAACTAAACGAATTTATTAACGAAAACAATATAAAAATTTAAATAAAAACAAAATGGAGCAGAAAAACAACACCGGTGCAATTTTTAAAAACGACAACAAAAAAGCTGAAAATCATCCGGACTACAAAGGCAAGGTAAACGTAAATGGTAAGGAGATGGAAGTAGCTTTATGGCTAAAAAATTCCGCCAAGGGGGTTAATTATTTTAGTGCAAGTTTTAGTGAGCCATATATTAAAACAGATGGGCCACAATACAAAACGCTGGATGTAAAAGACGATTTACCTTTTTAAGATGTTGATCCAAGACGAGCAGTTAAAAACTGAAGTAAAGAAAATTTTAGGTTTAAAAACACGAAATAAAATTGTAAAAGAAATACAGGGAAATGGGAACAAGTTTCATTTTTTTCAACTTACCAACTTTCTGGAAGGCAAAGACGTTTCGCTGTCAACATTAAAAAAAATAGATAATTTTATAAGCAAAGAAAATTTATAAGATATTTATTGTTAATAAAAAAAAGTTTTTTTTCTAATTATAATAGTTTAGTTTGTTATTTTTACACCCATGACAATACTAACCTACATTGCAATATCATGGTTTCTAGTAAACTTTGAGCCATTACAGCTACTGATTGATTCAATCTATAGCAAATTCAAACCTAGCATTCTAGCAATGTATCTGCATTCCTCTGCTACCTGTATCAAATGCGTATCTTTTTGGCTAACATTAATTTGCACCTGGTCCTTTATTGAAGCAACTATTGTAGCCTTACTATCGTTTATATTACAGGAATGTTTACAGAAGCTGAGCAAGTAATAACACAACAGGTATTCAGTTTAGCTGAGAAAGAACAGTCTTATAAGATTAATCTAATAAAACTCAAGGCTATAAAAGATAGGTTGCTTGGTTATGAAAAGGAATGCTTCTGCAGTAGTGTAAGAAGAAAGATATGGCTTAAGGATTTCAAGCAATGGTATGAGACCTATACTTGACCAATACATATCAGCTCACTATAAAGAGATAAGGAAATACACTAACTATTTTCTAGTTATAATGAAGTCTACAATATCTGCCGATGCTGTAATAAATAACTCTTTTATTTATTTATGTAATATAGATAAAGAGGTAACTGATCCAGGTAAGGTGAAAGCATATCTATTAAATACTATTAAGATGCAGATACTATGGTCTACATCCCTAACTAATAGGCAGGAGAGAATAACAGCTACTGATAGTACTATGCCTATAATGATGGATGATGATACGGATTTATACGATAAGATACGAGATGATATGCAGTATCAGAACAACATGGCAGTGATTGAGACATATAGAGGTAGGATTACAGATAGGATTAAGCTGATAGTGTTCCAATGTTACTTTGATAAAGGATACAGTACAGCTAGAGCAATGGCAGAATATTTCAGAATACCTGTTACATCTGCTCATTATTGGATACAAGAGATAAAAAACGATTTAAAAAACCTAAGAGATGAAAATTAAAGATGAATTTATTGGAGCTAAGATCTCCCACAAAGGTAATAGGATTACTTTAGATGCTAATAGATATGATTACTTTGTATCTATAGGTCTAGGCTATATGTTTGAAGAGCCTACAGTATCTGAGCCTAAAGTAGTAAAGTACAAAGCAGTCAAAGGACCAATACCTACTCCTGAGACTATAATAGAGGAAGAGGACAATGGGCAGGACTAAACTAATAGAGACTCCTGAGAAGCTGATGGAGATATTTGAGGAGTATAGAGCTTATACTCTAGACAATCCTAGACATAAATGGGTGCTATCACAAAAGACTGCAGAGATGGTGGCAGAGCCTTTGAGAGTACCTTTAACTAATGAGGGATTTGAGATATTTTGCTATAAGAATTACTCAGATGTACATAACTATTTTGATAATCCTGATAATAGATATTCTGAATTTAAGACAGTCTGTTCGTACATAAAGAGGGAAATTAGAAAAGATCAGATTGAAGGTGGCATGGTAGGACAATACAATCCATCCATCACTCAGCGACTAAACAATCTAACTGAGAAATCAGATATCACTACCAATGGCAAGGACATCTCTGAGATTAAGGTGAACATCATCACTAGTGCAAAGGATTGAAATGATGTGTCAAGCTGTTGAGGCTTACATCTATTCTAAGAAAGGAGTAGCTGTAAAAATAAACAGGTTAGCAATTATCAGTAATGCTAGGCAGATGGAGATGCTAGCCTATGCTTATGCTTATGCCAATGGAGATAAATAGTACAGTTATATTCCAAAAGAACTATGCAGCTCTCACTGATCCTGCATTAAGATTCATTATCAATGAGGGTGGCAGTAGAAGCTCTAAGACCTACAGCCTTTGTCAGATGCTAATAGTCTACTGCTTACAAAATAGCGGTAAAGTAGTATCAATTATCAGAAAGACATTCCCAGCACTGAGAGCTACAGTCATGAGGGACTTTCTAGAGATTCTAAAGAGCATGGACATCTATGAGATAAGCAATCATAACAAGTCAGAGCATATCTACTCATTCCCTAGTGGATCTATAGTAGAGTTCTTCTCAGTAGATGATGAGCAGAAGATAAGGGGTAGGAAGAGAGATGTGGCATGGTGCAATGAGGCCAATGAGTTATTCTATGATGACTTTACTCAGCTGAACATGAGAACAGAGGACAAGCTAATCTTTGATTACAATCCATCTGAGTCATCCTCCTGGCTATATGACCTACCAACTGAGGAAAGCATCCTGATTAAGTCTACCTACCGGGACAATCCATTCCTACCTGATAGCATTAAAAAGCAGATTGAGGACTTGAAGAGAACTGATGAGGCAATGTATCAGATATATGCTCTAGGGGAGAAAGCTATCTCTAAGAGTAACATCTATTCTAATTGGACATTTATAGCTCATAGACCTGTTAAGTTCGTAAAGTATGTAATGGGACTTGACTTTGGATATAACCACCCTACAGCTCTAGTGAGAGTCTACTACTGTGACAATGATATCTTCATTGAGAAGGTAATCTATGAGAGCTACCTTACCACTACTCAGCTGATAGAGAAGATGGATGCATTGAATGTGGATAAGAATATAGAAATCATGGCAGACTACTCAAGACCTGAGATAATTGCCGAAATGAATACTGCAGGGTATGATGTACACAATGCTAACAAGGTAGTGAAGAAAGGCATAGATAACATAAAAACCTTTGGAGTATTTTGTCAGGAGGATAAGCAGATAATGAAAGAGTATGAGAATTATAAATGGAAGAAGATAGCTGATCAGATTATGGATGAACCTGTGAAGCTGTACGATGATGCTATGGATGCTATCCGATATGCTACCACTTACATCAGGCAGGAGTATTACACCGATGACTCCTATTATTCGTTCTAAACAAAAAGCTATCTTAATGTAATATAGTTATGAGTAATGATATACTTAGAGACATTGCTACAGCATATTCAGTAGGGACTTATCCCCCATTGAATGAATCTTACATATTTGCTATAGCTAATCATTATGGTATAGATGTATCTAACTCTAAAGATTTAATAGGAGAGATACTATCTGTAGTAGGTGGAGATCCTGGTACATCAGATGATTACCTTATGAATATAGTCTTAGAGTTAGGAGGTACAGTCACAATCAATGCTAATTGGCTAGAGGCATGGCTATTGGTTGCAGGGGGAGGTCCTCCAGCAACTGACAACAGAGTAACTGAGATTAGTGATCAAAGAATAACAGAAGACTTAGAAAACAGAGTAATACAATAAATTATGGCAGATAAAAAGATTAGTCAGTTAACAGCAAAAGGTACACCTATAGCGGCTACTGACTTAGTAGAAATTAGTGAGAGTAACGGTGCAGGTGGCTATGTTACAAAGTCAGTTACAGGTGCAAATATCCTAGCTTCAAAGCAGGACACCTTAGTCAGTGGTACAAACATTAAGACCATTAATGGTAGCTCTGTTTTAGGCAGTGGCAACTTAGTAGTGACTCCAGGTGTTGCATCACTGACAGCAACAGCACCTGTAGTAGCTACAGGAACTAGTACTCCTGATATCAGCCTTGCTTCAGGTTATGGAGATACTCAGAATCCTTATGCCTCAAAGACTGCTAATCATATTCTTGCAGCACCTAATGGTACGGCAGGAGTACCAACATTCAGAGCTATGGTAGCATCCGATGTCCCTACTTTGAATCAAAGTACTACAGGCAATGCTGCAACGGTTACAACTAATGCAAATCTTACAGGTCCTGTCACAAGTATAGGCAATGCAACAGCTATTGCTAATGGAGCTATCTCTAATGCAATGCTAGCTAATGGAGCTGTAGCGAATCTATCAGGTACTAATACAGGTGACAATGCTACGAATAGCCAATATAGTGGCTTAGTAAGTAATGCAACTCATACAGGAGATGCTGAGGGTAATTTTGCTTTGACTGTTAAAGGTATCAATAACACTATATTATCTAATCTTAATACAGGGATATTAAAGAACACAACAGGCACAGGTGTACCTAGTATAGCTGTAGCTGCTGATTTCCCTATACTCAATCAAAACACTACAGGAACTGCAGGCTCTACTGCTACATTAGCAACAGCTAGAACAATATCCACTAATGGTGATGTACTATATACATCCCCTCCATTTGATGGCTCTGCGAATGTTCTAGGTACAGCTACATTAGCATCAATAGGAATTGCAGGAACTTATACAAAGGTCACTACAGATGCTAAGGGTAGAGTAACCGTAGGAGCTAATATAACTGCAGGAGATGTACCTACTCTTAATCAGAATACAACAGGCACAGCAGCTAACGTTACAGGAATTGTAGCAGTAGCGAATGGAGGTACAGGCACAGCAACTCCAAGTTTGGTAGCAGGAACTAATGTAACTATTACAGGGACTTTCCCTAATCAGACTATTGCTGCTTCAGGTGGAGGAGGTAGTAGTACAGGTTTACAATCAGCGGTTTATAGTGGTTTATTTAGTGTACATACATCAAACGCACTAACTGCTAGTACTGCTACAGGTCATACTCTTTCAAGTGCTAGTATGCAATACGTTCCTTATATACCAAACACAACTTTTACTTGTGTAGAGTTCGCTATTAATGTAATAACTGCACAAGCAACAGGATTAGCAAGGATTTGTGTTTATTCTTCAAGTAATAATCAACCTACTAATTTATTATACAGTAGTACTGATTTAATTTGTTCAACAACAGGTGTAAAAAGTGTTATATCTTCTTTTGTTTTTACACAAGGAACAATTTATTGGTTAGGTATTCAAACAAATGTTAATAATATTTCATTTACAGGATTAAATGGCGCATCTTGTATACCATTATCTTGTAGTACTTCGGGTACTCAACATACTTCTTGGTCTCAAACTGGACTTACATACGCAAGTGGGGCGCCAAGTGTAACAAATCCAAATGCTTTTGTTTTTAATAGTTCAATTCAAATATCAATGAAAAAATAATAAAATTATGGCACAATTAAGAAACGAAATTTATGATGAGAACGGACTTGTAAGAGTTGAGTTCATTGAAGTAGAAGATTCTACTCAAGAAGAACTAATACAAGAAAAAGAAGCACAGCTACTTGCTATGTACGAAGAGTTGAAAGCACTTAAAGGAGAATAGATGCCAGGAGCTACTAAAATCATAGCACAGCCATCTGTAATGATGCCTGCTTATAATCCTATTAAGTATATCATAGATAATGCTTATAAGAATGAGCCTGGCTTCAGATACATCTTTACGGTCTATCCTGTAACTAATGCTACTCCGATAGCTCAGTATAAGACTCTACCTGTATTCGGTACAGGGTATGGTGAGCAGGATATCTCTAGGCTGATGCAGTCATTGGTGACATGGAAGTTTGGATTAGGTATTGTAAATGAATCATGGTATCAATATGATATAAAATTTGGCTTTGAATATACTGCTAATATTGTATATATTAATTCACTTTCACAAAGTACAGGAGGAGATATAGTGATACATTACAATGCTCATGGATTTGTGCTAGGTGATCAGATTAGTATTACTCAGGCATATGGAGGTATTGCTGCTAATCCTACAGTAGAGGGATTGCATACTGTTATCTTTGCTAGTACTAACCTCTTTGTTATCAATGCTAGATGGGATACTGTCACTGATGCCACTATCAATGGCACTGTTACCTATGCAGATTTAAGAAAGTATCAGCTAATAGATGATTTGGCTCTATCACAGTTAGAGGTATTTAATGGAGCTTACAGTTTAGGTATCTATGCTCAAGGCTCATTCCCTTACATTGACTATTATACCACACAAAATCCTAGTAATGCTTTGACATCATTGGTTAGTAATACTCAAGCTAGTGCAGCATCTATTGTTACAGGTCAATTATATATTTTAATGGTTAGGACATATGCTGTAGAGACTTATTACGTTACTTATTATGATTGGGATGATAATCAATTAACATCATCTACTGTAGCACCAGGTACTACTGATGGATTATATAATTTCTTTGTAACTACAAATGTACCATATCAAACTCCTATTACTCAGAATTTTCGTGTAGAAATAAAAGGAGATAATTCTGTAATTAACTACTACTTTAAGTATGATAATAGATGTACTATCAATGATGATTTATTATACTACCTAGATAGAATGGGATCATGGCAATCCTTTGCATTCCAACTAAAGACTTATGAGAAAGGTCAGATAACTAGAGAGATGTATAATCAGCACGTAGATGGTCAGGTAGTAGATAGCGAATGGGTGTATGATAATTATGCTATAGGTAACAGAACACTAAATACTAATGTATCTAATACCTTAGAATTGAATACTAATTGGATGGACCAATACGATGCTAATAGATTCCAAGAGCTACTGACATCCCCTCAAGTGTTCTACTATAATGGTACAGAAACAAGAGCTTGCACTATAGATGCTACATCTTTTGAGAACTTTAGACAGCGAAACAAGAATCTAATTAAGCAATCAGTAACTATTAAGCTAGCACTTAATACTCCTATCAATGGTTAGGATACAACTTAGCACAGGCTACCTAGATGTCAAAGAGGGTACATCATTCCCTCTTAACTTTAGCATAGGAGATATCAGAGATATATCTAAGAGAACAGGCAACTTTAGTAAGACCATTACTTTAGTAGGCAATAGTAACAACAATAACCTACTGAATCACTACTATGATGTAAACATTCAAGCTGGCACTTTTAATATTAATCAGCTCACTAGCTGTGATGTTATTCAGGATGGTATCCCTGTTATGACTAACGCAACTCTTCAGCTCATTAACATTAAGAAGTCACAGCTCACATCAGCCTATGAGCAGATGGTGGAGTATGAGGTATTGATTAAAGAGGATAGAGGTACATTCTTTACTGACATCTCTAATAAGTATCTCAATGATATAGATTTCTCAGACTTAGATCACTTCGTAGATGCTGATGTAGTGATTAGTACTTTTGACTATTCAGTAACAGATGGCTACAAATATGTAATGCCATACAACATAGACAATCAGTATCAGTTTAATTGGTTCAAGCCTGCTATCTATGCTAAAACTTACTTTGATAGAATCTTTGCTACAGCAGGATATAGTTATACTTGGGATGGATTAGCAGCTGCGAACTTTGATAAGCTACTGATACCATACAATGGTGATCAGAATATAGTGGATTGGAATGATTATAAAGTAGTGGCAGAGAAAGCAGCGTTTAGTGAAACAAAGACTCAGGATATACTTGGTACAGCAAATTGGACCTCTATAAATCAGTATCCTATGGAGGCTAGAAATTTAACTACAGGATGGACTGAAACAATAGATCAACAAAATTTATTTAATACTACCAATGGTCAATACACTACTCCTCAATGGGTAGGTAATAACTCAGGTGAATCTTACATATATGAGGTATCAATGGCAGGTGAACTGTCTTTAAAATTCAATACATCAGTAAGACTATATCCTGATGGCACTGCTGCCTATAGAGTTTTTTTATTAGTTAAAGTAGGTAATACTCCTAATGTAAAATGTTACTTACCTGATTTAATTTATGATGATGATGTTAATTATTTTGCTACTCCTACAGTAGTATCATTAGGTACATTCAATAACATATTTACTTTCAATGCTACTACTGATGGTATAGGAGGAGGAGGTATAGATGTAGGAGATATACAAATAATGCAGATAGGAGTAGATGTAGTTAATACTTTCTCAATAACAGGTGATGTATATAATACTTTTGTTTATTGGCAGCCAGGCACTACTACTACTCCTCAGACTCCTAATATATATTTAAATATTACTAATTTTGATGTAACCATCCGCCCATCTGATAACATCCCATTGAACAGTGGTATCACTACCATGAATACCTTTATCCCTGAAAAAATTAAGCAGTCAGATTTCATCAAGAGCATCTTTATGATGTATAATATTTATGCTACTGCTGATGTTGATAATCAGAATAATCTAATCCTAATCAGTAGAGATGAGTACTATGATTCAGGTAAGGCTGTAGATTGGACGAATAAGCTGATGAAAGACAAAGAGCAATCTATGATTTTTATCCCTGAGCTTAACAATAAGAAGCTAAGACTAACATACAAGGCAGATACTGACTCACCTAATACAGTCTATACAGGTGTTACTAATGAGATATATGGACAAGTGGAGGTAACCTTTGATAATGAGTATGTGAAAGGTATAGATGTCAAAGAGCTTATCTTTTCACCTACACCTGTACAGCCTACAATATTCGGTGCATTCCTACCATTACTAAATGGTGCAGCACCTAAGACTAATATAAGAATCTTATATGATAATGGACAGGTGACTGCTCAGGAGGTTATAATTAATTCAGGGTATGATACACAAACATCTACAGGTGGAGCTTATCCCTACATCTCACATTTTAGAGGAAATCCATTTAATCCTCTCTCAGATATTAACTTTGCCCCTGCACAATACTATTACTATCAAGTAAATCAGAACACTAATAACAATCTTTACAATACTTATTGGAGGAGAACAGTAGCACAAATAAATGGCGGTAAGCTATTGACTGCATACTTTCTACTTAATGAGGTAGACATCCAATTAATGGAGCTGAATGATAAGATAAGGATTGACAATTCATGGTGGAGTATTAATAAGATTATTGATTATAATGCTAATGACTTAGTGCCTACTAAAGTAGAATTGATTAGCTTAGAGACTGAAATAGATTTACCTAACTTTGGATAGAGATGGCAAGAAATAAAGGACCAGGTAATGGTGAACAGATTGTAAGTATAATGCAAGGGTATAATACTAAGACCAATGTAACTACTGACAATCATAACTCTATTATATTAGGCTCAGGTAATGTGATAGGAGATAGACTTAATGCTTTAATAGTAGGAAATGGTCTAAGCCTAGAGACTGATGGCATAGCTACTACTAATATGACCATCACTCAGACATTAAATGGTAGAGCTGTTAGTGATATCCTACCTACCTACACTAAGTACATAGCTTTGATTAGTCAGAGTACTACTGCAGCACCTACAGTCATAGAGCTAGAGAATACTATAGGTCCTATAGTTTGGACTAGAATAAGCACAGGAGTATATGAGGGTACATTTGCAGGAGCTTTTACTTTAGATAAAACTTATACTACACTTAGTCAAGTAGCTACTAATAGTATTGCATTAGTATATAGAAAAACTATTGATACTATTAAGATAGAGACTACCAACCTGCACAGCCCTACTGCAGCTTTTCACGATACACACTTACTTAACAACACCCTAGAAATCAGAGTATATGAATGAAGTAGTAATACCACTTAAATTATCAGGAATAGCAGCTTTAAAGGCTGAGCTAAAAGATTTAAAAAATCAAATGGCAGATGCTGTCAATCCTGAAGCATTTGCTGCACTAGCTGATAAGGCAGGGGAAGTGCAAAAGCAAATAAATAAAGTTAATAGTGCAATCAATGATTTTAAAAAAGGGAGTAATTTAGATCAAGCAAAGGCATCTTTTGAGGGAATGAGTCAAGCCATAACGGACATGGATTTCTCAGCAGCTGCTAAACAAAGTGCTAACTTAAAGCAATCTTTAGGATCATTAACTCCTGGAGACCTTACTAAACAATTTACAGGATTCATAACTACATTAAAAAATTTAGGAGGTGCATTTATAAAGTTAGGAATGACTATTTTAGTAAATCCTATATTTTTAATAGTAGCTGCAGTAGTAGCCATCATAGCTGTAGTAGCTTTAGTACTTAAATCATTTGGTAAATTAGATGATGTAATCAAAGCAATGATGATGCCTATCAATATGCTGATTGCAGGATTTAAAGAGCTTACAGATTGGTTACATCTTACAACATTTGAAGCAGAAGATAATGCAGCTAAGACTCTAGAAGCTAATGAAAAAATAAAGAAATCATCTGAGGAAAAAACTGCTAGAGTTACAGCAGATTTAGGTAGAGAGATTGCTGAACTTAAGGCAGCAGGTAAAGATACTACTAAGCTAGAGGAAGAACGTAGCAATGTACAAATAAAAGAGGCTAACAATAGAAAACAATCTGCTAAGGATGCACTAGATGCTCAGAAGAAATTAGGAGATAAAGCTGATAAAGAAAAAATAGAAGATTTAAAAAAGCAAGTAGCTAAAGAAAATGAAATAATAAAGCAAGGCTATAGTGATAAAATTGTAGCGAAAAATACTGCTGATAAAAAAGAGTCTGAAGATGCTGATAAAAAAGAGAAAGAGGCTAGTGATAAAGCTAAGGCAGCAAGAGATAAAAGAATAGCAGCAGATAAAGCCTCAGAGGCTGATATTGCTGCAGCTGCTAAGGTAGTATCTGATTCTAAAAAGACTGCTCAACAAATTGAGTTAGATGATTTGGCTGCTGCCTATAAGAAAAAAATAGATGAAGCTGTTAAATATAAGAATGATACTACTGCATTAATAGATGGTCAGAAGATACAAGAGGCAGCTATTAATAAAAAGTATGCAGATGCAGCTAAGGCTATTACAGATGCAGATAATCTAAAGAGAATAGCTGATGAGGATGCAGTATTTTTAGAGAGTCAAAGATTACTATTAAATGATACTGAATTTAAAAAGTTACAAGCTACTCAAGCAGCAGAGGCTAAGATGAATCAGTTTAGTTCTAATGCTGAAATAGTAAAAGGATTAGAGAAAGAGCTTGCTCAAGAGATTCTAGATATTGATAAAGATGCACAAGAAAAAAAGACTGCAAAACTTAAAGAGGAAAAGGATAAGCAGGATAAAATTATTGAGGAATCAAGACAGAAAGAAATAGCTTCTATAAAAGATGGACTAGATACAGCAACTGCTGCACTTAATGGCATTAATTCTCTTGCATCTATAGGTATGGAGGAGAAACTAAAGAATGTTAAGAAAGGCAGTAAAGAGGAAGAGAAGATATTGAGACAACAATTTAAACAACAAAAAGCAATGCAGTTAGCAATGGCTGTAATTAATGGAGCTCAATCTATTTTAGCTATTACTAGTGTACCTGACTTTACTTTAGGAGTAGCAACAGCAATAAGGATAGGTGCATCAGTAGCAGCAACTGCAGCAAGTATTGCTACTATTTCAAGCACTCAGTTTGGAGGGGGTGGATCAGCACCTAATGCACCTGATGTAGGAGCAGGAGCAGCCACTACAGCAGTAGCACCAGCAGCTGCACCTCAACTATTTGGGCAAGCTAACACAGGTAGCCAAGTGAATGCAGGAGGTGGCACAAATAACATAACAGTAACAGCTATAGTATCTGAGACTGAGATAACATCCTCACAGAATCATATTAATAACATACAAAATAATTCAGTATTATGATAAGCTATCAATCCATCGTAGATAAGATTACTACATTCTATGACAATCACCTACAGGTAAAAAAGGTAGGATCAGACTTTAAGGAACAAATGGTAAACTTTGCTACTAAAGATGAGAAGTATCCTCTAGTCTATGTAGTACCTACAGGAGTTACTCCCTATGAGAATGTCACTATCTTTAATTTAGAGCTGTATTGCTTTGATATTATACAGATGGATAGAGCTAACATCACTACTATCTTATCGGATACTCAGCAGATACT